GCGATCTTACTGGGACGATACTGTTCAACCCAAAGAAATTTGTTCATAATCAAGGCTCAAGAGCAATATAGTATACAAGATCGAGATTGGTGTGACGCCACTCGGTAATCAGTTTACTGGAGATCTTTACATTGTAATCACCAGGGAACAGTTTAAGGTTCTCGACTTTCAGGAACAGTTCGTAAGCACCAGTAGCAGTGCCTTGGATCTCCTGAGTGTAAGCATTAGCAGTGTCGTTCTCTTTGTCACACAGATTCAGACTGATAGTACCGTCTTCAGTAGAGACAAAAGAAAGATCTGGCAAGTTATAAATTCCAGATGCTTTCTGAAGTTGATTCAGTTCTTCACCCGACAGGGAGAACTCCATGTCAGCACCAGGGAACTTAACATCACGATCAGGAGCAGACTTCAGGGTGATCTCAGGATCGGAGAAGTAATACTTAGCAGAGCGACGACCACCACGAATGGTGACATACTCATCGTTGTCAAAGTTCAGACCAGGATCTTGGAACAAACTTAGACCCAACAGGAACTGACCAAGGTCATAAATGCCACAGGTCTTGGGGAACACCTCAGGAGAAGTGTACTGAGCAATCATGTTCTCACCGACACTGATTGTCTTCAACACATTACCCTCACGGATCATGATAGATCCATTGATTGTCGAGAAATTCTTCAGGACAGATGTAGTTTGGGGTGTAAGTGAAAGTTGACTCATCGATTAGGATACTCCTCAGTAACGTTGGTTTTGTCAGAAAAATGTAGTAGGAGCAAAGCGTAGTGTAGGATCTTAATAATATCACGACGGGCAGTGCCCTTCTTGTCATAGCGTGAAGCATACTTCAAGATGTTGCTTCGGCAGAATGCTTCGGCATCACCACATGCTTCGATCAAATCTAGGGTTTGAATACTATCATTGCCAGTAGAGTAATGTTGGTTGTATGTACTAGCAATGTAATCACGGAGCTCTTGGAGGAGCTCATCTTCATTATATTTGAAACTCATATTAAGGGGTAAAGATGTGATCCAGTTCATCATGATAGCATTCAAAGATGCCACCGTCAATATCTTGGAGGAATAGTTTAAGACCTTTTCCATCGAGGATTTTGCCAGATCGCCCATCACGGAGATGGGCAATTGATCCACGATATCCATGATACTCTTCCTCCTGAGCATCAATGTATGCTTGAGCATCTTCGATCATCTCGTCCAGAAATCGATTGTCTTTAAATTCGTCTCTCATGCTTCCTCTGTGGTGTCTACGTGGTCGTCAATTTTTTCATAAAGGGAAAGGAAAGATTCCTTGGTCTCGTCATCAAAGCGATTGACACAAGACTGGATTGCTTTCATACGTTTGCCAAAGATCTTGTAAGCGTTGACAATGTGAACCAGGCGGCGGGTGCTGATAATCTCATCAATGCCACCATCATTGAAAGTCTTACGGATGATGTCTGCCCAGTCAACCAAACGGGTGACGAACTCATCATCATCACACATCTTACTGAGAATCTTTGCCTCAACAGAAGGAGTAGGGTACTCCTGCTCGAAGGTCAAAGCGAAACGCTCAAGGAATGCTTCGTTCAACACGTTGGTGCCGATGAAGCGACCATCGTCAGAACCCTTACCCTTAGTGTTGGCGGTAGCAACAACAGTAAAACCAGGAGCAGGAGTAATGTACTTGCCAGTCTTCTTCAGGTAAACACCTTTACCCTCAAGGATGGACTGGAGACACAGGATCTTGTTAGATGCCAGGTCAACTTCGTCTAGAAGCAGCACAGCTCCCCTCTCAAGAGCTTCCACCACGGGTCCGTTATGCCAAACAGTGTTGCCATCAACAAGACGAAACCCACCAATAAGATCATCCTCGTCGGTTTCAATGGTAATGTTCACACGGATCAACTCCCTATTTAGATCGGCACATGCCTGCTCAACAGAGAAGGTCTTGCCGTTTCCTGACATACCAGTGATGAACACAGGGTAGAAGATCTTAGAACTGATGATCTTCTTGAGGTCAGTGAAGTTGCCGAACGGGACGAAACCAGCGTCTTTCTGAGGGACAAGGGTCTGCTGCTCAGGAGCAACCATCTCCTCCAGTTGCTCACGGGTTTCTTCGATGGTCAGGTTCCACTTACCACGACCAGTCTTGTAGGGTTCCATACGGTTACAGATAGTAGCGTAGGAATAACCCATGTGCTCAGCACCTGCTCGGATAGCAGTGGTGCCAACCTCGGTGCCAAAGTTCTCTTCGATGTAAGCGAAGAGTTGAATCATGTCGATGTGAGCGGGACGGGGCATTGTGCTTTGTTTGTTGATGAATTAATTATAGAGCATGGTGGGGTCTTGGAGACCCCCAGTGGACAGTTCAGGAAACGACCGTGGCAAAGGAAGACAGAATCTTTTTGTTGGTGGTCTTTGCCTTGAGCATTGAACGGAAGGACTTACTGATCTCAGTTTTCTTAGCACCTTGTTCAACATCAAACTCAACGTCAGATGACAAAGTAGTTTGACCCAGAACATAGAGAGAATCATATCCAAGACCATTAAGTTCCCAGGACTTCTGCTTCCTCCACTTCTTCATGACAGCATCATGATCATGCTTCCAACCGTGAATACCTTTGTACAGAGAACTGAAGTCATTACCGTTACCGATTCGGAAACCAATGAAGTTCACTTGTGGAAAAGTATCTTTCAGGTTCTCCAGAAGAATAGTGGTCAAACCGTTTTTCTGTTCATAATCAAAGTGACGATAAGTTCGACCAATCTTAGGGTCACGAAGAAAACAGTTGTGAGCAATACTACGGTTACCCATGTAACCATCCAAGTCAACATCGTAACTCAGATTGTTTCCTTCACCATCAGTCAGGATACAGATGTTGACCTTCTGAAGATCGTTCTGTTTCTGGAACTCGGGAATGAGAGTCTTGAGTGTAATCAGACTTTCATTGAGAGGGGTGCCAGACAAGTCCAGACCCATAGGGTTGTGGTAGTAGATAGCGTTACGACTGTAGTAGTAAGCAAGACGATACATGTGCTTCATGCTCAGATCGAAACCCTTGCTGTTGCTACGTGAAGTAATCAGGTTCAACAAAGAGAATCGTTTGTGGACAGAGAGTTTGTTATGTCCACGTTCGTAAGCATATTCATGTGTATACTCCTCAGTCTCACCTTGGAAGATAGCATCGTTCCATTCGTAGGTGAAAGCATAAACCTCAAAGGGAATCTGAACCTTACGGCAGAACCAGCAGAGGTTGAGTAGTTGCTTGACGGTATCCATGAGCACGGTGCCCATCGATCCAGACCAGTCGAGAATGAAGATCATGCCGTGGTTCTTACCATCAGGCAAGACAGTCACTTTCTTAAAGATGTCATCATTATACTTATAAGTATGAAGCTTAGAAGTATTAAGAACACCAGTCTTAGATTGACCAGCACGAGCGTAAGCGTCAGCAGACTTACGGCACTCAAACTCCTTAACAAGATAGTTAACCTCCTTCTGAGAAGATTTCTTGAAGTCGTTGAAATCAGAATCAACTCCTTCAAAGATGTTACCCCACTGCTCAGCACGTTGCTCAGCAAGTTCTTTCCAGTATTTACTCATGTAAGCCTGGAGTTTATCGTAATCAGCGATAACTTTATCGAGATTGACCTTGGGAACCTCAACGTATACAGGTTCCTGAGCGTAAAGACGTTGGTTAGTCAGTTCTTCTGCTGCTTCGTCAAAAGCTTTCTGAGTTTGTGACTCGTAGTCTTCACCACCCTGGTTGCTGTATGAAGGAGTGTCGAGATCGGCTTCATCACCTTTGCCGTTATCATCGCTGTCGTTGGAATCATCTGCTGCCTCGGATTCGGTTTGGGATTCAGACTGTGCTTCGACAGAAGTAGACTCTTGTCCTTGCTGAGAAGACTGAGGCAACTCAGAAGAGGGAGTGTCTTCTTTCTGTTGATTAAGGAAATCTTTGATCTCACGGCACAGGTCGATAACTTCCTGGAAAGTTTCTACACCTGCTACTTTATCAACAAACACTTGTTCCTGTTTGTTAAAAGGGATACAAGCATAGGCACCAATCTTGAAATGAAGATTGATACGGTCGATCAAATTGAACTTATTTAGATCATGATCAGCGATATCAAAGAAGTCTTGCTCGTTAAGTTCCTGGTATCCATTGTAAAAGTCTTTGTTGAGACCAGCATACTTACGCTTCATCAACTTCTCGATACGAGCATCCTCCACAACATTAACGAAGTCTTTAGGAACATCAAAGTCCCAGACATCATTAGGTGTGAACAGAGCATGACCTACTTCATGACCCACCAGCAGGTCATAGACAACCTTGGATGCCTTGTCCCACAGAGGCAGGGTCAACACACGACGGATGACATCGAAGGAAGCAGTGCTTACCTTACGGTGTTCGACGACAAGGTTCTCGGTAGCGAGCAGTCGTGCCAGGTTGCCTCGGATCTCTTGGTTGAACATGTCTCTCTGTCGTGTGTCCACATACTATAAAACCCCCTGGGGTCACCAGAGGGTCTTAGTAGACGGTTTGTCAATCGGTCTCCGCCAACGATAGGTTCACAACACTGAAGTTCTTCACCTTTTCAAACTTGAGTGTTCTATCAAACTTCCCTTCTAGACTCTCCTTATGACTGATGACAAATACGTTTGTATTATCATCAAAGTTTCTAAGGATCCATCCTAGTTC